CGCCTGCAGATGTCGGTCGGCAGCGGCAATATTGACGCCCGCCTGGCCTCCTCGCTCTCCTTTGAAAAGCGCTATGCGCTGAACGCGAAGGTCAGCGGTTTCACCGGCGACAGCGAGGGGTTTTTCGTCCCGGTGCTGGCCTGGCTTCGGGAAAACCAGCCGGACATGTTTACCCTCGATGAAGGACACAAAAACGGATACACCTTCGCGATCGTCCTGAACGATGACGATACGATGGACATCAGCATCAGCGTGCAGGTGACCGAGCGCATTCTCGTGTCCCAGGAGCAGGGCGCTCTGCACGCGACGTACTCCCCCGAACCGCCGCGGCCGGAGCCCGTCACGCGTCCGAAAGAGTTGTACATTAACGGCGAGCTCGTCAGCAAGTGGGAGGACTAACTCCCCCGCACTGAAAGCCGCCTGCGGCCTGCTGTCTGGACAGCTTGTTGTTTCATCCCGCAGAAAACCCCGTCTCGTTGCTGCCGTTCGCCCTGAGCGGCATTCTCTTCTCATGAATACATTAACTTCCATGAACGGCATCGCTCGCGCGATCCGCAATCTGATTCGTATCGGTGTTGTGACCGATGTTGACCTCAACAGAGGGCTTTGTCGCGTCCAGACCGGCGGGATGAAAACCACCTGGCTGAACTGGCTAACCTGCCGCGCGGGACGTTCGCGCGTGTGGTGGGCCCCTTCCGAGGGCGAGCAGGTGCTGCTGCTGGCCATCGGCGGGGAGCTTGATACCGCCTTCGTGCTGCCCGGCATTTTCTCGGACGACCATCCGGCGCCGTCCGGGTCGCCTGACGCGCTCCACGTCTCGTTTCCGGACGGCGCGGTCATTGAGTACGAACCCGGGCGCGGGGCGCTGACGGTTTCAGGCATTAAAACGGCCGACGTTACCGCCTCTGAATCGCTGACCGCCACCGTGCCGGAGGTGCGGGTGACGTCAACGTCACGCATTACGCTGGATACGCCTGAAGTGGTGTGCACTAACAAGTTAATTACCGCCTCTCTTGAAGTGCAGAAGGGCGGTGTGATGGCCGGAAATATCGAGCATTCCGGCGGCAAATTCACCTCCAACGGGGTGCAGGTAGACAACCACGCGCACGGCGGCGTGCAAAGCGGCGGAAGCTGGACTAAGGGGACACAATGACGGTGCGTTACAGGGGAATGAACAGGCAGACCGGGCTTAGCATTTCAGAGGCTGACCACATCCGGCAAAGCGTGCGCGACATTCTGGTCACGCCGATTGGCTCGCGGGTCATGCGCCGGGATTACGGCTCGCTGCTGGCGGCGATGATCGACAGGCCGCAGAGTCCGGCGCTGCGCCTGCAAATCATGGCTGCCTGTTATTCCGCCATCCAGAAATGGGAGCCGCGGATAAGCCTGACGGCCATCACCTTCGAGCGTTCGGAGAACGACGGGACGTTGTATGTCGATATCACCGGCACGCGCCCGACCTCCGGACAATCCTTTTCTATCACCATTTCACTGAGTTAAACGCTATGGCTATTGTTGATCTGAGCCAGCTCGCCGCGCCTGATGTCGTGGATGAGGTGGATTATGAAACGCTGTTGGCAGAACGAAAGGCCACCTTTGTGTCGCTCTATCCGGAAGAGGAGCGAGAGGCGATTGCACGGACGCTGACGCTGGAGTCGGAGCCGATTGTGAAGCTCCTGCAGGAGAACGCCTACCGGGAAGTTATCTGGCGCCAGCGCGTTAACGAGGCCGCGCGTGCGGTCATGCTGGCCTATGCCGCAGGCAGCGATCTGGACCAGATTGGGGCAAACGCTAATCTTGAGCGCCTGGTGATTACTCCTGCCGACGACACCACCTTCCCGCCCACGCCGGCCGTGATGGAGTCCGATACCGATTTTCGTCTGCGCATCCAGCAGGCGCCGGAAGGGCTGAGCGTGGCCGGCTCAACAGGGGCGTATCAGTTCCATGGCCGCAGCGCGGATGGCCGGGTAGCGGATATTTCTGTGATCAGCCCACAGCCGGCGAACGTCACGGTCTCCGTGCTCTCCCGGGAGAATAACGGCGTGGCGTCTGAGGAACTGCTCGCCGTTGTTCGCAATGCGCTGAACGATGAGGACGTCAGGCCCGTTGCCGACCGCGTGACCGTCCAGTCGGCCAGGATTGTCGACTACAGCATTGACGCCTCGCTATTCCTCTTCCCAGGCCCTGAAAGTGAACCCGTGCTTAGCGCGGCAAGGGCCCGGCTACAGGCCTACATCACGGCCCAGCATCGGCTTGGACGCGATATCCGCAAGTCAGCCATTTACGCCGCACTTCACGTGGAAGGGGTGCAGCGGGTGGAGCTGACCGCCCCCGCGGCGGATATCGTGCTTGATGAAACTCAGGCCTCATGGTGCAGCAACTACAGCGTAACCGTGGGGGGAAACGATGAGTAATACCCGCCTTTTACCGGTTGGCTCATCGGCGCTTGAGGTCGCCGCGGCGCGCGCCTGTGCGGACATCGAAAATACGCCTGTTCCGCTGCGCCAACTCTGGAATGCGGATACCTGCCCGGCGAATCTGCTGCCCTGGCTGGCGTGGGCGTTTTCGGTTGACCGTTGGGATGAGAACTGGCCGGAGGCCACCAAGCGGGAGGTGATCCGCGCCGCGTGGTTTATTCATGCCCACAAGGGAACGATTGGCGCCGTGCGTCGCGTGGTGGAGCCGCTTGGCTATCTGATTAACGTTACCGAGTGGTGGCAAACCGACGATCCGCCCGGCACCTTCCGCCTTGATATCGGCGTGTTGGACACGGGCATCACCGAGGAAATGTATTACGAAATGGAGAGGCTTATCGCCGATGCGAAGCCTGCCAGCCGCCACCTTATTGGCCTGAATATCATCCAGGACATACCGGGTTATCTCTATACCGGCGCCCTGAGCTATGACGGCGACATCATCACGGTTTATCCCGGATAAGTGAGAGCACAATGACAGTGAAATATAAAACGGTTATCACCAAAGCCGGTGCCGAAAAACTGGCTGCAGCAACCGTCCCGAACGGTAAGAAAGTCAATTTTACGGCGATGGCGGTTGGCGACGGTGGCGGCACGTTGCCAACGCCAAACGCAAACCAGACGAAACTCATCAATGAAGTCTGGCGCCATGCGCTGAATAAAATCAGCCAGGACAAAAAGAATAAAAACTATGTCGTGGCGGAGCTGCTGATCCCTCCAGAGGTTGGCGGTTTCTGGATGCGCGAGATGGGGCTGTATGACGATGCCGGAACGCTGATTGCGGTCGGGAATATGGCTGAAAGCTATAAACCCACGCTGGTGGAGGGCTCGGGTCGCGCGCAGACATTGCGAATGGTCATCATGGTAAGCGATATCGCATCCGTCGAGCTGACGATTGACACCTCAACGGTGATGGCAACGCAGGATTATGTTGACGAGAAGCTGACGGAGAATGAGCAATCGCGCCGCCATCCGGACGCGACCCTTGCTGCGAAGGGCTTTACGCAGCTCAGCAGCGCCATTGACAGTGCTTCCGAGGTGCTCGCTGCAACACCGAAAGCGGTGAAGGCGGCGTACGATCTGGCTAACGGGAAGTACACGGCAGCGGATGCGACGACGGCGCGCAAGGGCATCGTTCAGCTCAGTAGCGCTACTGACAGCGTGTCTGAATTGCTGGCGGCGACGCCGAAGGCGGTGAAGACTGCGTACGATCTGGCAAATGCCAAGTACACCGCGGTGGATGCCACTACGGCGCGCAAGGGGCTTGTCCAGCTCAGCAGCGCGATCGACAGCGTGTCCGAGGTGCTGGCAGCGACGCCGAAGGCGGTGAAGGTCGCGTATGATCTGGCTAATGGGAAGTATACGGCTGCGGATGCAACAACGACGCAAAAGGGCATCGTTCAGCTCAGTAACGCGACTGACAGTACGTCCGAGACACTTGCCGCGACGTCGAGAGCGGTTAAGGCCGCGAATGATAATGCCAGCGGTCGCGTGCCGTCAGGGCGAAAGATTAATGGTTATGCGCTAACAAATGATTTCAATATTACTGCCCAGGACATTTTTAACGGTCAAGCTGTAGGAATTGGCAATGCTGCTGACTTAAATGCTTACACGACACCAGGGCTGTATTACCAGCCAGCAAATGCGCAGGCCGCAACAGGGAAAAATTACCCTGAGGCAAATGCCGGTTCGCTGGAAGTCTATAAGCATGCTGGTTTCACGCAGATTTACCGGATTTATAACAGCTCTCGCACATACATTCGCACGCTTTACAGTGGAGTGTGGTCAGCCTGGACCAGGCAGTATGATGAGGCCAATAAACCAACGGCTGTGGATGTTAGTGCGATCCCCCTGGCGGGCAGCACCGCAGTCAGTGGGGTAGTAAGAAATTCAGCTGAATTTCAAAGCATTTCGGCAAATAGCTATCGTATGGTTTATGGCAACTACGGTGCATTTTGGCGTCAGGATGGTAGCAATTTGTATCTCATGCTGACTAATAGCGGCGACCAGTACGGCAGTTATAACAGCCTTCGTCCTTTAGCGGTTAGCTTGTCTTCTGGTGATGTCACCATGGGTAAGCTGAATTTAACAAATTTTCAGTATTTCGATGCTCGTTATTATACCAAAGCACAATCGGATGCTGCCTACATGGCGAAAACGGGCGTATATACCAAAACAGAGAGCGACGGACGATTTCAGCCTAAAGGGAGTTATACCCCTGCAGGCCAGGCCTATACCAAAGCAGAATCGGATGCCCGATACGGCGTTGGGAAAACGACGACGGGTAATAACAACGCCTACTACACACACGGCAATGGAGCTGTTTTCATGCAGGCTGTAAGAGGGATCTCTATTGGTAATAACACCGCCGTCACCGTGACTCTGCCTACGTCATTCCCTAATGGCATTTTGGGGACGGGGGTCAGCTATTACGGTTCTGGAGGCAATAACTCGGACTCGTTTTATCTTTGCACTCCGGTTGGGAAAAATCAGGTGAAAATTGAAACCCATAACTGCACTGGAACATTTTCGTTAATTGTCTCGGGTTATTGATATGAATAAATATTTTAGTAATACAGAGAGTAGTTTTTACCTTGAGGAAACTGTTCAGGTATACGAAGAGCAAGGTATTTCTGTTCCCTCAGATCTGATGAAAATAACCGACTCAGAATATGAATCATTTATGGTGTCACCAGACAGAAAGACGCCACGATTCAATATCAATCGTAATTGCATGGAGTGGGTCGATATAGCTCCGCCATCAAAAGAAGAAGCTATTCAACATGCCGATTCATTGAAAGCACAATTGATGTCTGTTGCTACTCAGGCCATCTTACCGTTACAGGATGCTGTTGATTTAGAGATGGCTACTGATAAAGAGACGATTTTACTGACGGAGTGGAAAAAGTACCGTGTACGTCTAAACCGTATTGACGTCAATGCAGCACCAGATATTGAATGGCCTGAATCACCGTTAAGCGAATAAATAAACTTCAACTTATAGTGCACCCTAATAGCTGGACATCCCGTTATTGAGGTGCACTTTTCTATAACAAAGAAAATACTCCCTCAAAAAATTCTTATACCAGTAACTCTGGAACAACCATTGCTGTTTAATTAGACAATAAAATTATCATCAGCGATCAAAGCTTCGGGTAAATCAATTCAACTGCTCATTGTATGTTGTGCTGCCCTACCGCCAACGGCATTACGTTTCATACCTCCTCCGCCCAAGAGAAAATAGCCTCACCACTAAACGAAGGAGTTAACCGGATGGGCGACTATCACCACGGCGTGGAAGTCATCGAAATCAACGATGGCACGCGCACCATTTCTACCGTCTCGACGGCAATCATCGGCATGGTCTGTACGGCCAGCGATGCTGACGACAAGACATTTCCGTTAAACGAGCCAGTGCTCATTACCAACGTGCAAAACGCGATTGCGAAAGCCGGCAAGGCGGGGACGCTGTCCGCTTCTCTGCAGGCGATCGCTGACCAGTGCAAACCGGTTGTCGTGGTTGTGCGCGTTGCCGAAGGTATCGACGACCCGGAAGATCCGAAAGCGGCACAGAAAGGGACTATCTCTAACATCATCGGTACCACCGACGAAAACGGCAAATACACTGGCCTGAAGGCGCTTCTGACCGCGAAAACGGTAACCGGCGTGAAGCCGCGCATTCTCGGCGTGCCGGGGCTGGATTCTCAGGAAGTGGCGACCGCACTGGCAGCGACGTGCCAGAGCCTGCGCGCGTTCGGCTACGTCAGCGCATGGGGCTGTAAAACGATTCCTGAGGCAATCAACTACCGCAAAAATTTTAGCCAGCGCGAGCTGATGGTTATCCACCCTGATTTTCTGGCATGGGATACCACCAC